ACGGAGATGCGTAACTTTTCCAAGAATATCTACATGAGAAATGTAGAACAGGAATTTTGGGATAACTATCAAGGACAAAATATCGTAGTTTACGATGATTTTGGACAAATGAGAGATTCAACAGCTAATCCAAACCCTGAATTCATGGAATTGATACGTACTGCTAACATCGCCCCCTATCCCCTACACATGGCCCATTTAGAAGATAAGAGAAAGACGAAGTTCACGTCGAAAGTGATAATCATGACATCCAATGTTTTTGAACAATCTGTAAATTCGCTTACTTTTCCTGATGCTTTCAGACGCAGAGTAGATCTGTGTGCTGAAGTGCGCAACAAGGAAGAATATACGAAAGAAGGTTATTCTAAGCAGAAAGGATGCATGGTTAAACGATTAGATCGTGAAAAGGTGCAGAAATTGACAGGAGATATTCACTCAACGAAACCATATTTGGTTGACTTAGTGAATGCAGAGACCGGAGAAAAATATAAGACTGACATTGAGTATGAAGACTTTTTAGATATGTGCTTGGAGAAGACCAAGACGTGTCGAGATGAGTCTGCCAAACTCAATGATTTTCTTATGAATTATGCCGAACAACGCAAAGATAGAAGTAGAGATACTTTTATCCACCCTGAACCCGAATACGACGATGATGAGTTCAAGGACACATTAGAAGTACAGATGCAAATCGATGCTCCTAATGATGGCCTCGTTCCCATTGAACAAGATAGATTGCGAGAGATGATTGATTCATGCACTGGTGTTGTTTATGATTGTAAACAACAAGTAGTGAAGATATCAAAACTTGCTTTCGATCTTGCCCCATTAGACTATGATGAACAAATGCAACGAATAAAGGAAATGAAGTATTACCAGAAAGTCGCAAGTGGCGTATCATATTTGAAGAAAGTTTTGGATGCAGGTCTTGCAATTTGCAAGACTTGGATTGAAGAAACTGTCAAATATGTGCAGGAACACCCTTGGACCACAGCAATGGCCATTTTAGGAACCCTATTAGGTATTCTTACCGTAGTAGGATTCTGGAAATGGCTTTGCAGTGGAGAAAAGAAGAAACCACAAGCTACAAAACGACATTTTGTTAATACTGGTGTGAC